GCAGGTTGGTGTAACGCAGGTTGGCGTAACGCAGGTCGGCGTAACGCAGGTCGGCGGCAGCTTTCCAAGTGTCGCACTCGGACGCGAACAGGACGGCATCGGTAAATCGGTGTTTTATGACTATGCTCATCATTCCCCTTTCAGTTCTGATAATATCGACGAACTGTAAGAACTCTTGAATCATCTCAATCCTCCGAACTGAAATGACTATAAGGATATTATATAATCATGTCAAGCGCGAAATGAGAAATAGTTGTATAAGCATGACGGCGTAGTAAATAGAGTTGAGAAGAGAATAGTTAAAGCAGAGTTATGCACAGGGCTACAGCTTGGCAGCGCACCATCCGCACCAGTAAACACCGGGCACCATGTAGATTGCACGGTGCCCATACTTGCAAGGACGGCCATACTCAAATCGTGGAACATAGGGTTGGATAACTCTCAAATCAAGAGGCTTCGTAGGCTTTGGCATCTTCTTTAGAGCGGCTCGCGCCGAATCCAGCGAACGCCACATACTCACACTCATTGACTCCACCTCTCAATTGCGCTATCTTACTCCGGTTGTGGTGCGAATTGGTTGCCGTAGCTTAACCCAGGCCGTCCCGGTAGGCATACTTACCGTCCGTCGAATACGCGGAGAAACTTGGACCAGGCAGAACGGCCCTGTAGCGTGGGGCACGCATATCACCACACAAATCACCACGAAACCCTGAAAAGCTACGTCCGTCCAGATTCCCGCATCTCGATAAATTTGACAGCCGTGCTATTATTTTCAGCATGGGACGGCCAAGCGATTACGATCCGGCGATATGCGAGAAAATCTGCGAACGCCTCGCAAAAGCTGAATCACTCCTCAAAATCTGTGAAGATTCAGAAATGCCTGGATATTCAACAATCTACCAATGGAAAGACAAACATCCTGAGTTCGCGGAGAAACTCGCACGCGCCCGTGAAGATATGGCCGATTACATATCGCATCAAATCATAGCGATAGCGGACGAACAGGATGAAGATTGGACAATGACGAAGTTTGGTCCCGTATTCAATAAAGAGGCTGCAGCTCGATCACGTGTAAGGATTGACGCTCGTCTCAGAATGATGCAGATGCTCAAACCTAGGAGTTATGACCCAGCTAAAAAGGTAGAGTTGAGTGGCGGCGTTGATATAAGGCTGGCCGAGCGCATCTCGGCTGCTCGCAAGCAGACTCCTGAATAATGAATGCCGAAAGCGAACTCGTATCTGATATAGGTCGATTCTGCCGTAATCCTCTGGGCTTTGCTAAATACGCTTGGCACTGGGGTATCGGCGACCTTGAAGGATCAAACGGGCCTCGCACCTGGCAGCGCGATATCCTCCAGATAATCGGTCATCACCTGATGAGTCGTGAGCGATTCACGCCGCTTAATATCGCGGTATCGTCCGGCCACGGCATTGGCAAGTCTGCGCTCATAGCGATGATATCCAATTGGGCGATGTCTACGTGTGACGATTGCAGGGTGATGGTCACAGCGAACACAGAGAGCCAGCTTACGACTAAGACGTGGCCCGAGGTAACGAAGTGGTTCGGGAGAGCTATCAACGCGCATTGGTGGGCGCAGACGGCAACAAAGATTACATCCGTCGAGCGCGGACACGAGAATAGCTGGCGCATGGATCGTGAAACGTGGTCCGAGAACAATACCGAGGCATTCGCAGGGCTGCACAATGTACGTAAGCGCATTATCGTGATCTATGACGAGGCCAGTTCCATCCCTCCAAAGATATGGGAAGTTACTGAGGGCGCATTAACTGACTCGGATACAGAGATCATCTGGCTCGCGTTCGGCAATCCTACGCAGAACACTGGTCGATTCCCTGAATGCTTTGGCAAGTACAAGCACCGATGGGTCACGCGCCAGATTGACTCGCGCACCGTCGAGGGCACGAACAAGTCACAGCTTGATAAATGGATTGCTGACTACGGCGAAGATAGTGATTTCTGCCGTGTGCGTGTTCGCGGTGAGTTTCCACGGGCCGGAAGTAACCAGTTCATCGCTGGTGACGTGGTAGCGGCTGCACGTAAGCGTGACGTGGGCGACCAGAGCAAGGCGTACAAAGTGCTCAGTGTCGATGTAGCACGATTCGGAGACGATCAGACAGTCATTGGCTATCGTCAAGGATTGCGGCTTGTTGTGCTGGAGAAGCTCAGAGGGCTATCGACGGACCAGACAGCGATGCGGACCATGATGCACATGCGAGAGCTTGAGCCAAGATCGTGCGTGATTGACGGCGACGGCGTTGGCGGTGGAGTAGTTGACTATATCCGGCTGCATGGGGCTGACTGGATGGAAGCTCGCAGAGAGTGGTTTAGGCTGGAAGAGTTCCATGGCGGAAATACGCCCGGCGATATCTTCATGTATTACAACAAGCGTGCAGAAGTGTGGGGAAGGATGCGTAATTGGTTGCAAACAGGATCGATACCGGATGACCCAGAGATTGACGCAGACCTGACTGGACCTGAATATTTCCACTCGTCCAAGAATCAGATTCAGCTTGAAAAGAAGGATGACATGAAATCGCGTGGGCTGGCGTCTCCTGATATTGGGGACATGCTGGCGATGACGTTCTCGGTAAACCCGCTTCCACAGACGCGAGATGAGGCGCTGGTTGAGCGTGTTAAGGCGACCACCGACCCTATGGAGCGTCACTTTATGAGACTTCGGGAAACCGAGCGCAGAAAAAAAGCTTCACAGCCATTGCAGTATTGGGAGTAGAATTGCGCCGATGAGACTTTTTGAACGGATTAAGGCTGCGATGCGTCGATGGCTAGGGATAGACGACCTGGCTACGAAACGTCTGATTGCAGGACTGGAGCAGGCGGAGCGCGACAGGCACTCGGAAGTGATGGCAGCCTTGAACCGTATCGAGCAATTATCGAAAGTGGTGCATCAGAATCCGGCAGATCGGACGTTTAACCCCGGCGTGCTGGATTGGGAAACCGTGCAAGCGATTGCGTTACACGATCTCGAAAAGGAGCAAGGATAATGGCAAAGCCGTTAATGCACGCAGGTAAATCGTACACGAACGCTGACGCATGGCGCACCGCGAAGGCCACTTCTCCCGCTGGTCCGGCGGCTACTGCTGAACCTGAAGAGGGTGCTGAGCAGGAAGGCGAGATGCAGCCCCACCATGAGCAAATCCACGAGCATCTCCGCAACATGCACGAGCAGACTGGCGAGGCTCACAGCCACATCGAGCACCATGACGATGGCTCGCATACTTCGCACCACATCGACAAGGGCGGCGAAGTACACGGACCCCACGACCACGCGAACATCGAAGAGTTGAAATCTGCGATGGATCAGTTCCTCAACGAAGAAGGCAACGAACCGTCCGAAGAGGGCGAGGAAAGGGGTTACTAATGTCTACCACACTGGAACTCGAAGCGAAGATGGACAAGAAGTTTGCCGAACTCGAAGCGAAGGTCAATGCGCTGATTGCGGAGAAGAAGCCGGTCGTGCCGGTTCCAGCTCCTGTAGTCCAGAATCCGCCGGCGCCGGTTCCGGTCGTTGCCAAGGCGCTCTAATGCCGTGGAAGTCGGTCCAACAATCCAGATGGGGCCACTCTTCCGCTGGTGAAAAGGCGTTAGGCGGTCCCGCAAAGGTTAGCGAATGGGACGCGGCAAGTAAGGGCAGGAAGCTACCAAAGCGCGTTCCAGCGCCAAAACCGGAGAAGAAGCGCAGTACCAGTCCCACAAGCGCAATGCTGAACGGGGGATAGATGCCAGAAGATCAAGCGGTAGCTGAACCTGAACAGCAAGAAGAAAGCACGCCTCAACTCACTCCCTTAGAATTTCCTGAAGGCTATATTCCAGGACGCTACACGCCGTGGATGTGTTCGCCAGAGCCTATCTTTGGCCCCGATGAGCTTGGCGAGTATAAGTCTGGGGCTGAGGAGCTGTGTGAGGGCGTTAGCAAGAGCGATGCGGCGGCGAGAACTTGGGAAGTATTGCAGGCATGGGAGATGCGCCTGTTCCGTCGCAATTATCAGTTTCTTACGGCTGGAGCTAAGGGTTGGGGAATGCCTGGTGCATCTTCGACCAGCGCGAGTGGTGCAAGCATTCTCCAAACCCAAAACGCGATGAAGTTGTTTAGCTGCAACGTGTTCGGAGCGCGTCACAAGAAGATTACGGCGCTGTTATCGAGACAGGTTCCGGGCACAACGGTATCCCCAATTGACGATGATGACCCAATGGATCAGTCTGCAAGCGAAGAGGCTGAAAAGTATCTTCAGGTATTCCTCCACCAAGGCAATCTCAAGGAAGTTGTAAAGAAAGCGGCTGGATATTTCTGCACTGATGACCGCGTTGGTCTGCTGACGTACACGGTGGCCGATCAGACTCGCTGGGGTACTGAGGTTCCTGACCGCAAAGAGGAGGAATATGGTGCGCCTGAGTCCGAGGGCGTATCGCCTGAGACGGAAATGGACCCCGATGGCGAAGATACCGAGATTCCGGCGCGGCGGGAGGTAACACTGGTCGGCGGCAAGCTGGAGTGGAAAGTTCCGCTCATGTGTGACGAAGAGGAGTCGATGGGCTGGGCGCGTTACCAGATTGAGTGCAGTCAGAACATGCTCAAGGCGAAGTATCCGTGGATTAAGGACAGCATCTCTCGCGGCGGGTCGGCTGGAGGATCTGAGCAGATTGACCGCATGGCGCGTGTGAATGTCCGCTTGGCGGTGCAGGCCAGTTCGAGCAGCGGCGAGGCGTACAAGAACGATGCAACGGAGTCCGTGACGTTCTTCCGGCCATCCGAGTATGAGGGCATTGCAGACGATAAGATCAGGGATTTATACTATGAGACGTTCCCCGATGGGTTAGAAGTCTGGCATGCTGGCGGTAAATTGGCATTCGTGCGCAATGGGCGCATGTCAAAGCATGTCAAGATCATTCACCCTGGGCCGGGAGACGGACAGAATCGCGAAGCGCTGCTTACCAACTATCTTCCGTTGCAGAAAGTCCTCAATGCCAACCTATCCCTAGCCGACCGCTATTTCCGCTCCGCTATTCCCCGGCGCTTCGCGTTAGAGCCCTATGTTGATACACAGTTGCTCAATTCCCAGTCAAACGACCCGGCAAAGGTTACGCCGGTCACGGGGCTAGAAGATAAGAACCTCACAATTGCCGACATCACTGGAGTCGAGCAGGTTCCGACTCCGAACGATGCAATGCTGACCTTCATTCAATGGCTGATCCAGGGCGGTCCTGAAGCGATGGATGGCGGTAGCGCAGCGGCATTCGGTGAGTCTGATGATTCGCAGGACCAAGGAGTTTATGCTACAACGAGATTGAAGCGCGATCAGGCGTTGCAGGTGTTTTCAATGCCTTGGGGAGCGCTATGCGAGGGTATCTCCGCCATTTCGCAGCAAGCCGTGGAGTCGGCGGCAGAGAATCGCGTGGCATCATTCTCGGCTTCGCTACCCGGTCAGAAGAAGCTCAAGATTGAGATTAGCAAGTTGCAGGGATCGGTACTGGTCCAGCCGGAATCGCTTGAAATCCCGCAGACGCTCGCTGAGCAAGAAGCGCAGATGGGATCATTGCTGACAGAGTCGGCTAACGTCGCACTCTACCAACAGATTATGATGGACCCGCGCAATCTTGCGGTGTTTAACCGTTTCCCGTCACTATCGAAGCTCGATATTCCCGGCGCGGATCAGGTGGAGGAGCAGCAAGGCGAGTTCGATATCCTTATGCGTTCTGGTCCGGTTGATAATCCTCAACTAGCACAGATTACACAGCAACTTCAACAGATTCAGCAGCACATAGCACAAGGACAGACAGACTCCGAAGCGCAGACACCTGAAGGTCAACAGGCGATGCAGCAATTAGCGCAACAGGCCCAGCAGATGCAGCAGGCGGCACAGTCAACTCCTCCCAAGGTATCGACGGTTGCCGTCGCTCAGGATAATTCCGAGAATCACATGATCCACGCGGCTATCACGCTTGGCATGTTGACCTCGCCTACGGGCCGGAAGCTGAAGAATGGGACGGAAGAGCAGAAAGCTATATGGCAGAACCTGAAACTGCATTGGATGGAACATATGGCGATGTTGAAGCAGTTGCAGCCTCCAAAGGAAATGGAGTTCAAGGGGAACGTAAGCATTGACCCATCGAAGTTCCCGCCAGCGGCTCAGGCGCAGATGTTTGAAGCAATGGGGTTAGAGGTTCCACCCTATGCTCTGGAGACGCAGGATCAGACACACGAGATCACGCAGGAAAAAGAAGGCGTTGACGAACAAGGGGTGCCTGTCAAGCAGAAGGTATCGGTAGTTGGTAAACCGCTGAATTAAGGAGACATAAGAGACATGCCAGACGAAGGAATGATTGCGGAAGTGGAGCAGGTTGAACCCGGCTCCGGTGGTGAGGGTGAACAGCAACAGCAACAGTCAACCGAACAGCAACAGCAGACGGAAAGCCCATATTCCTCGAAGGTATCCCGCGAGTACAGCCAGTGGCTCAAGGGTCTGAAGGATGCCAACCCAAACGATCCCAACGTAGCCAAGTTCGCTCGCATGGCGAAAGACGCATATTCACGTCAATATGCACTTAGCCAGCTTGACCCCAAGGGACTAGACGGAGTTCGCGAGCGGTATTCCATCCTCGATTCCGTAATCCATAACGATCCTGAGCGCGGTGAGTTGAAAGGCGCTGAGGCAATTGCGGCCTTGCAGGACTCGGCTCGGGCGATTGAGGAGATTGACCAGAAAATTTCCTCTGGCGATGTGACCGCGCTGGAATCGTTCGGTCCTGAGATGAAGGCCGGAATCGCGAAGATGGCTCCGGCAATCCTCGACTTGGCGCGTGACATGGACCCTGAGGCATACTCGGCGGCGGTCCTTCCGCACTTCGTTCAGGCGCTGGCTGGTTCGCCACTAGTATCGAACTTCAATGCGATGGTCGATGTCCTGAACGAGCAGATGCCCAATTGGCTCCCGGATGATAAAAAGCAGGCATGGGCCGAAGATCGCATGAAGCGCATTGTTGGCATGGCCGGAAACATGGGAACCTGGCTGAACGCGCAGGCCGACAAAGCTGGAAAGTTGCCGCAAGCAGGCCAGCAACGCACGCAGGATGGAAAGACGGTCGATAAGCAGGCTCAGCGCGAGCAGGAGTTCAATAAGCGAGAGCAGGAGCAGCATTGGACCACAGCGATTTCCCCGAAACTTGATCAGCACGCGGCAGTCAAGTTTCAGGAGTTATTCAGGCCATTCTCCAAGAGACTACACCTTGACGGCGCGACAACCAATGCGCTTAAGGGTGAATTCTCGCGGCGAGTATCGGCGGCGGCGGCGAAAGACAAGCCGTATATGGATCAGATTGGTCGTTATCGAGCGCAGCGCAATCCAGACCCGGCTACCGTAGTAAATTTCGCCAAGGTGCAATTCGATAAGCACGCCAAGACGGTGATGGACTCGCTCGTGAATGAGCGTTACAAGTCGTTCCTAAGTGGCAAGGCTCGCGTTGCTCCTCTTACACCGCAGGGTAGTGGGCAACGGCAGACTCCAGTATCACCTGGCGTGCAGGTTGTGAGTCAGAAGCCAGCGATGGCGGATATTGACCACAAGAACACTCCATTGGCTTGGCTGCACGAACGGAAGTATCGGCTGACCAGCGGAAAGGTCGTACAAGTTCGGGCTTGACGTACTTAGTACCAAGTAGCACAATGAAAGTGTATTGAGACAGTTGTAACCGAAACGTCAGCGGGGATAGGGCGTGACACTCGGAGAGACGAGAACGGGATTGGATTCAAAACAGGGGCACCAGCGCCCGCCATAGGCAAAGTCGGACATTTAATCCCACTGAGACATCGTAGCAGCGCGGCAACGTGGCTGACATCATTTCAGAGGAATTCAAATGGCACCCTCTACCGAAACTGCTGTACAGTCCATCGAACTGGAAGCGTTTGTTGAGGAAATCGCAGACCTCCAGGCCCACTTTGACAAACTTCAGACACGCCTTGAAAAAGGCGGCAAAAAGGTTCAATGCTCGAACATGACCGAGCGTGGAACTACGCAGCGTGCGCCATTTTGGGTGCCAGTTCGCGTGCAGGGTGGAGCTGCAATCCAGCAGTTCGCCGCTGACACCGCCACCACGGCTCCTGCATGGCCTCGCGGCACTGGATCGCAATTCGCATCCTTCGTTGCTTCTCCTGTTCGTCTCGTCAACGTCTGCGAAATATCGAACCTAGCGCAACAGGCGACCAGCGGCAAAGAGCGCGGCCTCGTGAAGTTTAGCCGCGAAGAGATGGACAAGTCTCTGCTCGCATTCGAGAACGGCGTTGAGGGCGTACTCAATCGCGACGGCTCCGGCACCATTGACCAGATTCCGCTAACTGCTACCGTCAACAGCGCGACGGGCGGCGGCACCATCGGCACCGCGACCTATTCATCCATCGTTGGCCTGAGTACCGCTGCATCGTTCGTCGATCAGCAGACCGTTCAGGTACTTGCCAGCGTTGGCGCAACAGCTCGTGGCTCTTTCACCATCAGCTATGTTGACCCCGCCTCCCAGACGATCTACTGTGCCGCTGCGCTTCCGGGTGGAACCACAACCGGCGACATCCTTGTAATTCAGGGTGCCACGGGCGCGGCTGGTAGTTCGATCTACGGAAAGGACTACTGGCTGTCGAATGGCAATACCGGCACCATCGCTGGTATTCCGAAAGCCAACTTCCCCGGTCGCTTCTCGACTCCGACCATCAACTTTGGCGGGGCCGGAACCATCACCAATAACACCGCTCAACGCGTCGAATCCATCCGTATGCGTGCGTTGGGCGATGAGTACGACGAAAACGAAGAGGGTTTCTGGTATGCCAACCCGATCCAGGGCGTGGCGCTCTCGGAAAACTACTACAACCCCGGCGTAACGCGCACGGACGAGGGCGGAGACCGAGTCATAGACACCGCGAAGAAGTTCATGCAGAAAACTTGGGGTGGGCGCGAGATTGAGTGGTCCTCGACCGCCGAACCAAGCCGCATGGATTTGATCGTGCCCAGCGCGTGGTACTTCGGCGAACTATTCGCCACTCGCCTGCACGAATGGACCCCCGGCAACCCCATCGCAGCCGTGCCAACCAATGACGGCGGAGGGGCGACAACCTATTACGATAGCCAGATGTTCGCCTACGAACGTGGCTTCAATTTAATTTGTCAAGATCCAAAAAGTCAATTTTACCTTCAGGGACTGCCAATTCCCTCGAATGCATAATTGACGTGTTTAACGTGATGTGATAGGATGGTGGTCATGGAGGAATAATCTATGGCCACCAAAACCTGCAAGGTATGCGCTCAGACGAAGGAGCAGAATGAGTTTCCACGAGGTAGGACGTGTAAGGCGTGTTGGGTTATATGGCAGCGTGAATTACGCCGCAAGCGCCGAGAATCCTATCTCATACTCAACCCTATTCAGCCAAAAGCAATCGTTACGCACAAGGTTTGCACCATGTGTGGAAGCGATAAACCAATTGAGGAATTTAATTGGGCAAGTCGAATTAGGAAGATTCGCTCTACCTACTGCAAACCGTGCCAAAGCCAACGATCTCATGCCGATGCTCAGAGGCGTGGAGGTTTGGATAGAGAGCGACTCAAATATCGCTGCAATCAGTTTGGCACGACTGTTGAATGGTATGACCGGGTTCATAAAGATCAGGATGGCAAGTGCGCTCTATGCCATCGGGAAGAAACTCACCCAGTCACTAAAGGTGGGAAGCCTCGCAGGTTGGCTATCGACCATGACCACGCAAAAGGACATGTTCGCGGCCTACTGTGTTTCCGTTGCAACACGGCTCTTAACCAGCTTGAACTTAACGGGCTGGAATGGGCAGAAACTGCTGTACAGTACCTAAAGAAATACCAAGAATCATAAGGAGAGACATGTCAGAGACATTTCCGCGAAAACCGTTACTCGACAGAATCATTGTTCGCGAGATTCCGTTGTCGGAGTATTGGGATAAATCGACGTTCAAGCTACCAGGTAAGGGAGAATTCGGAGAATCGAAGTTCAACGTAAGAAGCGACCGGGGCATAGTTGTTGCAGTAGGCGACTGTGTGCCAATGGGCGGCATTATTCTCCCAATGCCTGTGAAAGTTGGAGATACCGTGTTCTTTGATGACCTCGCGTTCGACGCTGACCCAGTGTATTTGAATCCGGCTGACAAGCACCGCAGCGACCTTCCGAAATACGGCCAGATGCGGGTAGGCGACCTGAAAGGCGTGCAAGTCGATGCGTGATTGTCCGGCGTGGTTTCAGGACGAATTAGCGCGAATCGGCGGGTTGAATCCCTACGGTGAGCCTATCTTTCGCCTGCAATGGAGCACGGAACCGCGCACGGTGATTGGTGGCCGCTGGGACAAGGACGGCTTCGTAGGCTACAAGGAAGTACCAGCCGCCGCTGGCGTGCCATGTTGGGCGCTAATGGTCTGGGAGCCACGCGACGTTTACGGTTCGCTGGACCGTTGGGAAATGGATTATCGCGATGAGGAGACGGGGCTGCTCCAGTGCGGGGGATATCCGAAGCATGGACGCTACCGCCTCCTCCAGCGATTCATTCACCGGGAAATCCTGCGTAAAGCAGAGCAGCGTCATTTCTTCGACGGAAAGACGATTCGGACTGAAACCGTATCGGTTCCCGAGGTAGTCACCTATCGCATGGAGCCGTGTGGTTTTATGATCGACGTCATGTTACCGATGTTAATTCGCTGGCGTAGGTTGAGCAATAAGGCAAAGATAGCCGCCCTGTTGCAGGAAGAACAGATGCGCAATGAAGAGTTTGCGCGTAAGACGAAGGATGCGATGGAAGGAACGCGACTTGGGCGGGCGATGCGCGGTTCTCAACTCGTGCAGAAACGGGCTGAGATTATCGAGCGCGGGTTCCGCTCGGCAATGGCAATGGCAGCACAAACAGGTTTAGGAATGCGCGTCAGCGCGTAGGAGAGACATGGGCACACCAAGCGTACTGAATCGAGGCTTCAAAGGTGGATTGACCAGCGGGGAGATGCGGAAAGCCAACCCCGAAAACTTCAATGTATTCATCAACGGAAGGGCGATGCGAGAGCCCCGGCGATTCATCTACATTCATTCGGTCGCTAAGCGGGATTTCGGGCCGATTTCACACACGCTGTTTCCGCGCCTGTTTATCAAAGGCTGCACTGGTGGAGAGCGTTTTGTGACCGCCGTTATCGTTCCTGACCCAATCCCGCAGGCAAGCCCTGACCAGGAGCGTGGCGGCACTCGCGTGGACGAAGAAGATGGCTGGAGAGCGTGCATCGACCTCCTCAATCCGAACAATCCCACGAATGACCCGTTCTGGAACAATACCGGCTCGGTTCCAGCCTACGTCAGCACTTCGCAGGGCTGCGATCTCATCTCGCAAGGCGTGTGGCCTTCGCTGAACAAGATTCCTGAAGAGGCAGAAATCCGCAAGGCTGAGGCGGCGAGGGACAATCGCTATCGGCAGATGACGCAGCAAGCCATCCGGCTAGCTTCAAAGTCACGCAAGGAATTGAACGATTACATTGAGATGCATCCTGACGTGCATGAGGCAATGGATTCTCTCGGTCTAAAAGCCGATTGGCACCAGACTGTCGAAGTGAAAGAGTTTTGCCCGAATTGCGGCGACGAGGTAAGGCAGGGAATTGCCTTTCACAAGTCGAGTGCAACCGGAGAATTGTGCGTAATCGACCGTGAGCGGTATGAGCGGTCACTTCCAAAGCGCGGCCCAGGGCGTCCACCTTCGGCTAAGGCTGAGGACGAATAAGGCTTCACCGGGTTTGCCTCTGGCCTAGCGGCTCCATGTCTCGGCTGCGACCCCGGAGGCATCCCGGTGATGAAAGGATTCAATCATGCAGGCTATCGTTGGTGGCAACATCGTCTATCCGAATCTCACTGAGATTGCGGACCTATTTCGTGCGCTCATCAACGATACTGCGAACAATACAACTGGATCAGGGACGGGAACGGGAAATCAGGCTGGATTGATCATGCCGAACTCGAATCCTGATCTTGTGACCATCATGCGGTCTGGCATTCGCACGCTCTATTCAGACTTGCGAAATATCGGAGATCCTCAGTTAATCATCGACAACGTAGTAGCCAGCGGTATCCCTCCATTGGCCCAAGCTGATTCTTCCGTGCAGGTGTCACTTGCCTATCAGGGGTATTTCAATGGATTCAGCTGGTCGAATCAATGGACTCTGCCAATTGGGGTGACTCAAGTTCTGGCGCTTGCTGAGCGATGGACAAATTCCGGCGCCGGATTTATTCCGATGAAACACGCTCCGTTTGGACTATCTGGAGCGCAGCAAGGTACTCGCATGGGTTCATGGGAGATGCGCGAGGGGCAAATCTGGATGCCGGGATGTTTGAGCGCTGTCGATCTTCGCTTGCGAGCGAGAATCGGATACCCAGATAACATGAGCGCGACTAATCTTAACTACGATACGACTTATGTTCCTATCCTGAACTGTGCTGACGCAATCGCAGCCAAGATGCTAGTGCGGTATGCTCAGCGATTCGCCCCAGAGCAATACACGATGGCAAAGGATATGGAAAAAGAGGAGATGGGAAAGCTCAAGCTGGAAACCGTTCGTGCCATGCAGTCGCAGGAAAGCCAGCGTGCAGAGTTTGGGTCGGAAGCTACCGCAAATTTCGCAGTTTCGTGGAGTTGGCCGTAACACGGCGCGAGTAGCGCCATAACCCGCAACGCTCAGCCCGAGGAGGGCTGAACACAATGGCAAATCAAATCTTTGTGAATCCCAATCCATACGGCGTAGACAATACCCAGCGTTCGATTCTGGTTAAGGGGACTATCGTTTTGGCTGGAGCGGCTGTATCCACTGGCGAGCCTCTGAATTGGGGCAATGGGATCGGCGGGATTCCCTACAACATAGTAAATTTTGCAGGGAATGGCGTTCATGGAAGCTCCAGCGCTTTAGTCACAGGATTGTCCGCTTCTGGAGGCGTGATCACGGTCACAGCGGCAAATAACTTCAACGTCGGCCAAAACGTCACGTTCGCGTCCTGCACAACGGTATTCGGGGCGAAACTCAACGGTCTTACCTTCCCCGTCGCCAGCGTGACACCGGGAACGTCATTCACAATCGCATCAGCTATTACCGGCACAACGACCAGTTCAGAAGTAGGGATGGCCGTCAGCGGTGGCATGTACATGCCATTGTCAAACAGTGGCAGCTCAGTTAGCGCAGCGGTTACGTCGCTTGCCGTTACTTCCACTAGCGGTGGCGTTCCGGCATACATTACCGTAACGTCTGCAAACAACTTTCTACCTGGCGCTCCGGTAACTTTCAGTGGGCTAAGCACGGTGCTTGGACTCAAGATGAACGGCGTTCAATTCGAGGTTGTATCTTCGACTGGAACGGCGTTTATCGTCTACTCGACTCTGACTGGTTCAGCGGGCTCAGATACTGGCACGGCCACGGGGTTCAATTGCCCGCAACCGTACCTATTCCACGCATGGTCGGCGCTCGCGTCCGGCTATTCCTACCAGTACAACACCACCACGGGATGCCTGTTCGCCATGCAGGTTCCTGCTTCCAGCGCATTGACCTCGGCTGCTTCATTATCCGCGCTGGCTGCTGCTGCATATCCGGCTGGCGTGTTGGGCGATGTTATCTCCTACGAAGCGATGTTCGCAAAGCAGAGGTAGTCCATGCACGGTACGTCAGCAGGTGCTCCGGTTGTGCTTTCGGGTTACGGTGGCTTGGTCACTCTGGCTAAGCCGGAATCCGTGCCCGAAGGCGCAAGCCCTAGAACGTATGACACGGATTTCAGCGTGGGTGGGGTGCATAGCCGCGCTGGTCTAAAGTCCGTGTGTTATTTCTCGGGCGATTCTGTTGGACCATCTCCTGGAACCCATGCCGCTAACGTCGATTTAGGCGGAGCGGCCTGGCTGAACCCTGCAAACATACTCCTCAATGACACGAGCTATGCACAGGCGTATCTAAATGCGGTCGCTACGGCGGCGGGAGCGCCATCTTCGGCGGTATCTTCTGGCGGCGGGGCGGCATGGTCTAATCCGTCCAATCTGCTTGGCAGTTCCGGCTATGCTGTTGCGTCTCTCAGTTCTTCTGGAAGCTCGACCTATACCGCGTCGAATGTATCTACAAACGCTATCCAAAATGGGAAGGGTAGCAAAACTAACTCAGCGAATGTCACGTTCTCATCTGTTGCCGTGTCTGGTTCTGTCGCAGTAACAGTCACGATGGCCGGAACGCTGTCTGGTTCAGGCGAAGGATCGTTTTCACTCGCATACAATATCAGCGGCGGCGCTTGGGTCACAGTTCAAGGCTGGAGCGATAATCTATCCTCGACACTTGTAACCTTCGCTGTCACAGGGTTGACCAATCTCTCGCAGTTAGGAATACAGGTCAGCGCTACCGCAAGATGCATTGATTCTTACCAGTCTGAAACATCCTCAGTTTCCGGTTCTGCGATTTCAGCAACCGTGAGTTCTTCCGGTGGCTCAATTGCCAGTCAGACACTAACCGCAAGCGGGTTCGAAACCGTTCCAGCTCTGGCGACGATCACCGGGCTTGGAATTGCATTCAATGGCTTATATTCAGGAACCTATCCCACTTTGACGGTTGCGCTCTCAGGCGGGGGAACCGTACCCAGTTTCACACTCGGCACGTCGAGCACGGCATGTGCCTATGGAGGAAATGGGAATCTCTGGGGCTTGTCTGCGCTAACTACAAGCGAAATTGCATCGTTGGCGTTCAATGCCAGCATCGTTTCTGGAACGTCCAGCGTATCGCTTAACTCTCTGGTTGTGACCATCTTCTACACCTTGAGCGCGGATACGAACGGACTAAGCGTAACCGGGTTCGGATTCAACCTGCTCAGCACGTCTAGCGTTATAGGAATCAAGGTTGCACTGAAGGGCTTCGCGTCTGTCGCCAGTCCTATCAGTTGCCAAGTCCTCAAGGCTGGGGTTCCGATTGGGAATGTCGAAACTCTCACGCTTCCGACGTCAGATGGATTTGTCTATTTTGGCAGCGCGACAGACGGGTTCGGCACGACATGGACGTATTCTGACATCAATAATGCGAGCTTTGGGGCGATATTTAGCTCCGCTTCTGGAGTTGGCCTAGCCACGCTGGATTTGAACTATTGCACGATTCAGGTGTTCATCTCCAATTCGGCAACCAACTTCAACTTCGTTTCAACCTTCACCGCGCAGAATGGAGCAGTCAAGAATATCTATCTGGACGCTAACGGGAATCTCTATGTCGAGGATGTGAGCAATAATCCCGGCGCTCTCGTGCTGGTTTCTGAAGGCTTTACGCCTAACTCCTATGCGGTTGGAATCAATGGCCCAGATGTTGAATACCTAGCTCTGACGGACCTAAAAACAGGTTCGGACATGCCAATTCAGTACACTCCAAACTGGATTGACCGAATTACTCAGGTTGGCCCCGGAGCGGCTCCGTCGTTCTCTCCGATTGTGTCCACATCGGATACCTACCCCATCGCGACGATTACGCAATACCCGCAACAGAGCACCAACCGCTCAGGAACACCGGGCGGCGGCGATATGTGCGCGTTTCTCTGGAGCGCAGGACCGGCTAACACGTCCACCGGTACGACGGTGACGGTTTACTACCTCGAAGGCTCATTCGCCGCCGGAGACCCCGAATTGATTTCAGCGTTCAATAGCGGCAGAGCGGTTTACGTCTACATCACTGGCGCTCCGTTCGGAAATGGAACTCGTCAGGTTACGAGCATTGGACTCGGACAGCCTCCACAGTCGGCAGACAAGAACTGGTATTTCACCTTTCAGATGCCGACCAGCAATTATCAATTTGCAGGGAGCTTCCCGGCTGGGCAGTATCAGTTGACGATGGGGACTTTGACAACTAAAGCGCCGGTTCCGAGTCTGTCTGTCGGAAATCAAATCACGGTCGCCGGGGCATCTATCGCCGCGTGGGACAACTCCTGGCAGATTACCGGATCGTTAAATTCGGCTGAGATGACGATTACGGCCTCCGTGGTCGCTTCCTATATCGCAACCTACTCGTGGAACGTCAGCCAAGGAACCCCGCCGGTCAAGGGCCAGCTTGTCAACATTACTGGAACGACGAATGCGAATGGTCTCCTAAATGGCGCAGACCTGACCATCGCATCCTCTACCGCGTATGGAGGGATCGTCAATACCTCTGGAACGGCGGTGACTTGGGTTAGCGGTGACAATTTCAGCGCTCTTGTAGCTGCTGGAACCATTGTCATTAATGGGGCAAGCTATGTCATCTCAACCATCGGAAGCTCGACGGCTCTAACCCTTACCGCTACCGCAGGAACGCAGACCGGAGTGACCTACAACGCCGGAACGATTGGCAGCGGTACATTTACCGTTGTCACGTCCATTGCTAGCGCTACCTCAGCTCCGGAGAACGGCTTGGCGACAACGGCAGGCACGATCTACACGATTGACCCAGGAATTGCCGATGTGGGAGGCTCGACCAATCCGATATTCGGAAACTCGACTGGTGGGACGCTAACCTACATCGGGGCAACCGCGCAGCTAATCAGCCCTGGTACCCGACAAGGAACGGTGTTCTTTATCACACGGAACAGCTATTACACGGCTCCTGCGCCTCCTGTGACCTTCACGGTGCCAGAGAATACCCTGACGCTCTCCGTGAGCAATATCCCGATTGGTCCGCCAAACGTGGTAGCGCGAGCTATCGCCATCACGGAAGCTGGTCAGAATGGCACGCCGGGGGGTAATTTCTTTACTATCCCCACGCCGGTTCAATATGTGGTCAACAATGTCTCCTACACGGCCTCAGCGCTGATCATCAATGACAACGTAACGACAGATGCGACGTTCTCATTCACAGATAGTGTGCTCCTGAATGCGGAAGCCATTGATGTCTATGCGTACAATCTTTTCAACCAGATAGAGATAGGTGATCCCGGCTGGATTTCAAGCTACGATAGCCGAAACTGGTATGGGAAGTGCATCAACAAGGTCCAGAACTTCAATAATCTGAGTTTTGATGGTGGGTATCTATCTGGTCAACTATATCCCTTGGGATGGACGCAGCCAGACGTTTACGGTTCGCTGGTCAACAGCCCGAAGTTCGGCCAAGCCTACTACATCAAGAATACGACCAGCGGAGAACTATCTAGCGCTGGGTTGATCTCGCAGACAGCCTATCAGGATGCATATTCTCAGGCCATTATTAACGGAAACACTGCATATTCGGTTCGGGTGACGTGCTCAAGTCCGGCGGCAATCGAAGTCGGAAACCTTGTCGTGTCGCTGTCGGCGGGCGGCGTGACTTATGGATCGTTCATCTTGGCTCTGTCGGCCATGAGTAGCAGTGTGGGGATATTCAGCGGAACATTGCTGGTAAATCAGCTTTCGACAGTTCCCGCTCTCCTCACACTGAACGTCTTTGCAACAGGGCTAGGCGCTGGGGCGGACATCCTGATTGACCGAGTAGATATCTACCCCACGGCCATTCCGGTGCTTTCTACCACGGTCTATGGATCATACGTCGGGCTTCCTGAGCAAGTCGATGCGGTCACAGGCAAGGTTGTGTTTGCGTCCGAGAACCAGGAGCCGGTAAACGGCGCGATGGTGCTTTATGACACGTTCTACGCGCTGAAGGGATGGAGCGGAAACAATCCCGGCAGTTCGCTCTATTCTCTGCAAAAGTCCTCGGGGCTTGAACCCGCGCAATGGGATGCGCCGGAAGTATCGCAGCGTTCAGGAGGAGCAGTCGGACCTCTGGCGTTCGACCTTGGGGAGCAGTGGTTTGTAGGAGCTTCTCGCTCTGGTCTATATCTGTTCGTGGGCGCACAACCAGGCAAGATCATGCAGGAGATTTACCAAGTCTGGGATGCAATCAATTGGGCCTACGGGAATACCATCTGGGTCAAAGTTGACACGACGAACCGAAGAATTTATGCGGCGGTTCCGATGGAAACGCCTAATTTCTGGCTTCCGAATGCTCCGGTAAACGCGAATCCAACTAGCCCGAACGTAATCTTGGTATGCAACTTCCAGGGTCTCGACAGCGGCGAGCAGGTTAAGTCTGAGCCTCAGATGCATACCACGATGTTCGGAACCTTAAACGCTATCGACATGCGCCGGAAGTGGTCACTATGGCAGATTCCATCTCCATACGCGAACTTCGTAGCCGGTCAGGTCGATAGCCAGTTCTATCTCTGCAATGGGCGCGGAAACTCGAAGATTTACATGCTGGACGAGAACACCGACACCGATGATGGAATCGTAATCGACTCGCTTTACACGACCGCTGGATTAGTGGAGATGAGCAAACGTGCAACGGTGCAGGGAGTAGGCAGCGCACGGATGCGTTGGGGATATATGGTCGCCGCGCTGGAAAGCGAAGGAAATATCGGAGTCACGCTTTATCCGAATCGCCTACTTGGTCCGACTGATCCGACGCTCGGTTACAGCACTTGGGAGTTGCCGGGTGGATTCTCGCCGGGAAGCCCTGCGCTGAACGATGCGGAATCGCCGCTCAACTTCGCCGCTACCCGTACCTTTATCGAGTTCCGCGAGAACGATGGGCACAAGTTCAGCCTCAGCAACCTTTCGCTGCACGCGAAAAAGGATACGTGGAATGCGCTAAGGGGTGCGAAATGACTCTACCGGGAAATGATCTTCTATCGCAGATCGAGCAGGATAACCCAAAACTCGGAATCTATCTTCGCCGATATGTGCTCCCAAGCATTCAAACCACGGCAGCAAACGCGGCGGTCGCTCCAAGCGGTAACATTCCGGCTCCGCAACCTCCGCAATCGGTGAACGTGACCACTTCCGGCGAGCTAATGCAGGTGACGGTTAATCACACTTCCCCGATACGCAAGGGAATCCATTACATCACGCATATTGCTACGAATCCGCAGTTTACTAATGCGATGATCGTAGACCACGGGGCTTCGCGCAGCCCAACGCATTTCAATCTTCCGACCAAGGATGCGGGTGGGAACACGCATAATTACTATGTGGCTACAGTCGCTCAATACCCTGGATCTCCTCCATCGAAGCCAACCTATCACGGCGGGGCGCAACCGGCTCCGGTAACGATGGGCGGAAGCACGCAGATGGATATTCAGCCTGGAACAGGATCGGGAACTGCGACGAACGGCGGT